GGCGGGTGCTATTTCGGCTCGCTGGTCATCTAGGTATGACGGTCGGCGAGATCGAGGAGCGGATGAGTAGCACAGAGCTGGCTGAGTGGGTCGCACTCATAAGGCTCGATCCATGGGGCTACTACCGCAGCGACCTACAGCATGCGCTAGCGGCATGGGCACCGATGGCAGCATGGAGTAAGGGCGCTAAGATTACGGACTTTCTGCCTCGCGATCTCTGCGCGGAGATGGAGTCAGAACGAACAACACTCACGGCACTGGTCGAGACCGGGGCCAAGATCATGACTAGGGAGCAGGCATATGGCTAGTATCGCTAAGCTCTCGGTACAGATGGCATGGCAGGGCGCTGAGCTGACTAAGGGCGCTGCTGATGCCAGCAAAGACCTTAAGAATGTAGGAGACAAAGCAAAGAAAACTAAAGAAGAGCTCGAGGCGCTTAAGAAAGAAAAAGACAAGCTAGGCGAGAAAAAACTAAACTTAGCAGAATCACTAGGCCTTAAATCTTTGAACGATGTTAAAGGCCTGCTGGACATGGCACGCGGCGTGTTCCAATTCTTCGTTGGCCTGCCTATCCAAGGTGCCGTATCCATTCTGAGAATGGGTGGCGCTCTCGAGACGATGACCATCCGCGCCCAATACGCTGCCAAATCAATCGAGGCTGGCAATAAAGTAATCAAGGATCTACGCGACCTTAGCAGCAGCAGTGGCGTGCCATTGCAGGATCTGGCCAAGGCATTTGAACAATTCACGGCTGCTGGCATAAGCACGGCAGGCGCATCGACAATCCTAGCCAATGCGGGCAACGCCATCGAGCTGCTCGGTGGTGGGGCTTCTGGTGCTCAGGCAGTTGCTGCCGCAATCACTGAGATCCGTGGCGCAGCCATCGCCACTGACGGGCCGCTCAAAACATTGCAACGAGGTGGGCTAAAGGTATTTGAAGCACTGGCTCAAGAGCTTGAGGCAGTCACGGGCAATGCCTACTCGGTCGAGGAGGCAATGGCTGCCGTGCAGCAAGGCTCGGTGAGCAGTGCAACGGCAGTACGCGCAGTATTCAGAGCCAGCAATTCAGCAGAGGCTAAGGCAGCCGCTGAAGCATTTGGCGCGTCATTTGACGGGCAATTGCGACAATTGTCGTCAGGCTTCAATGATCTGCTCACAGAAATAGGCAAGCAGATGCTTGCCATATTACAGCCAGAAAAAGCATTTGCTGCGCTTAAGGGCGCTTTTCAGGGCGTCAAAGAAGTCGTTCAAGAGATCGCCGCGGCGTTCTTGCCCGTGGTTGATCCCAAGGATAAAGCAGCAGGGCTAGCCTCTATATTTGAGTCGAGCAAGCAGATTGCCAAGGATGTTGTCAATAAATTGGTCGAGGGTATTACTCAGCTAAAGGGCATGTTTGACGAGGTAGTTGCTGGCATACGCAAATTGATGCAGGACTACCAAGGCATGACCGCAGGCAAAGTCGCAACCAGCGCTGCCACAACAGTCGTCACCGCGCCATTTGAGATTGGCAAGGCCATGACTATGGCAGTTGGAGATTTTGTCAAAGGGCCGCGTGTCGATCCAAATAGACCAGGGCAGATGACGATTGGCGATGAGGTGCGAGCCCAAATAAAACTTGAGAAAGAGATAGCGTCAAAATCAAATCTTGCTTTGATTTCTGCGATGTCATCATTTTTGCAACTCAATAATGAGCTGCCCAAAGTAGGAGTCAGTGCCGAGGAGGCTGCGGTCAACGCAAAGAATCTGGCATATCAGCAAAAACTCAACGCTCAATTTGCTCTAGAGCAAGCTGAGAATGAGAAAAAAGCTAATCTTGATTTAGAGCTTGCCACCAAAGACAACGCCAAATTGACCGCGACTATACTAAATAACAATATGAGCATCACCGAGAAATTCGCCGAGATGACCGGCAATCTCGAGTCGATGATGGCGCAGGCAGCCAAGGGCAGCAAAGAATCTGCTGACAAATTGCGAGCAGCACAAACTAGAGTTGTGGGCAAGCAATTGCAAGACATGATCAAGCAATTTTCGACTCCTCAGGCAGGCACTGCGCAGGCGTTTGTGGCTGGCTCTGCCGGTGCTGCTGAGGCTCAGATCAGGGCGAGAGTCGAGGGCATGAATGCTCAGGCCGACCCGCAGAAGCAACTGGTCGCTGCTGCTGCTGAGGCTGCGCGGCAGGATGCGATCCAAACTAAATTGCAGGAGCGTCTAGTCGCTGCGGCTGAGAAGGCAAATATCATTAAGCCCGGCACTCTGGTCATCCCTAAATAAGGAGGCGACATGGCGTATACACTGTTCAGCGAGGTCGCCGAGGGGCGCACGGCATCCGTCGATCAGAAATTTAATCGCACTTATACTCGTGTATTTCTGGTGCGCACTGACGCGGCGACATACGGGCCAGCGTACGCTGCATCGCATCCATCGCTGCCGGTCATATTTAGCGCGCACAATGAGGATGCGTTCGCATACTGCCTCAGCATCAGCCCGTCACAAGATCAGGGCGACCCTACACTATGGCGCATTACGGTCAATTACGGCTACAACGTCGATGCACCATCGGCAGCATCTGCGCCATCTGGCGACCCTGCGGTCGAGACTCAGCAGACAGGTCAACCGCCCGCGGATCGAGAAGAGAACCCGCTATCGAGGCCGAGAGACTACAGCGTCTCGACGATCTCATACCCGCTCGGCGTGATGTTCGACCGCTCTGGCACGCTGATCCGCAACTCAGCCAAAGATCCATTTCTGCCCGTGCCTGAGATCGTCAAGGGCGGCGCGTCGATCACGGTAGGGCTCAACTCCGTAAACTCTCCATCGGCAGCGTGGATCGGATCAATCGGCACGGTTAATGCAAGCTCATACACGGTCGGTCCGTATGTTATCGGCACAGCGCTGGCCAAGCTCAATAGTGTTAGCGCCAATCTGGTGTACGAAAACAACGTCAGCTATTGGCGCTGGTCGCTAGTCTTTGAGTATCGGCCAAACGGCTGGACGCATGTCGTCAACGATATGGGCATGTTCAAGCTCGTATCAGGCGAGCGTAAGCCGATCGATTACAACGGGGTCAATGTGACTGTACCCGTCAATCTCGACGGCGCAGGTCTACCGCTGGCACCTGCGAGTAGTCCTATCCCGTTGACGTTCGACATTTACCCGCGTACTACATTTCCATCACTCTAGGAGGCCCGTAGACGATGGCTGGCTATCTCCTAGACGACCAATCAATCGCGCGCCTCGCCACGCTCCTGCGTGAGTATGAGGCGGGCAATCTGGCCAATCGTGACCGCAACGTCATGCCTCGAAATGGGCCGAGCTACCCGATCGTGCATGTGGTGCGTGTCACATCGACGACGCCAACATCAGGGTACTATCCGGGTAAATTGCTGACCTACGTTGCCGATACCGACACGTGGACCGACGATGTCGATATCAAAATCAAGGACATCAACGGCGGTGTGCCGTCAGTGCAAAGATACCTAGGCAGGTATGCGGGCATCAACAGCTACGGCAATCCGGTGTACATGGTTATTCTCTCGGGTGGCGGCGGCGGCGGCGCAATCCTGTCGATCGACGTAGTGACATCCCTGCAATGTGTCGATGGCGAGATGCTGCCTAACTGGACGACACTCTGTATTCCCGGTGCAAATATATGCACTACTACAACGACCACTACGACGACCAGTACCGCAGCACCAACGACGACTAGCACGACCTCCACGGGAGGCATGTACTGATGAGTACGATGCCTCCAACGACCTCGAGCACGTCGAGTAGTAGCTCGTCTAGTAGCTCGTCATCGACAACCTCGAGCACGACTACCAGCACGACCACGACAAGCACAACGACCAGCACAACCACGACGACAACAACTCCGTGTCCTGACTCGTGTATCTACATCTGGACTATGGGCTCATGGTTGCTTGTCTCCGGCAACTGTGGCGCAGGGTGTTTCTGCTGGGTGCCATCGACTCCAGGCATCGAAGGCGCGGTAGCAGTCGAGAGCTGCCGAGACTCTGTCCAGCCGACAACGACCAGCACGACCACCACGCCGACATGCGAGAACTCTGGATGTAGCTACGTGTGGATGTCCGGCATGTGGGTCTCGGTGGCTATTTGCCTTGAGGGGTGTACCTGCGCAGGCCCGTCATATGATGGCACAACCGAGGGCGAAGAGGCCACGACATCATGCGTCGGCACATCGACCACGACCACAAGCAGCACGCCGGGAGCATGCGAATATCAGACATGTATTTATCGATGGAATGGTAGCGCATGGGTCAGCGCTCTCGCATGTCCAGACGGGTGCTACTGTGGATCGCCTCCAGCGCGAGCAGGCGCATTTGTCAATGAGTACGTGAGCGCTAGCTGCCAAAGCACGCCACCGACAACTACTACTACCACGACCGCGGCACCAACGACAACTACGACTACCAGCACTGGTACTGGCACAACAACCAGCACAACGACAAGCACGACCACGACGACGACAACGCCATGCGCTGACAGATGCTGCATTAGAGATGTGTACTACGCTAATGGCACAACAAATTCCGTATCTGTCACAAATGATTGCATAGGGACATGCACTTGCAACTTGCAGAATCAACCGGCTTATGGTTTCTCTGCACCTGCTCAATGGCGTGTCTATGCCCCATGTGGCACAACCGTTTATCCTCAAGTCACTACGACGACATCTACCGAGCCACCATGCGCTGGCACATGCACTTGGCGATGGTCGGCAGTCAGCGAACAATGGATACCATATGGGGCATCTGGCAGTTATCAGGATTGGAATAAATGTCGGTCAGTTGTTCAAGTTGGCAATAATTTTGTATATAGAAAATGCTCATGTATCTATCCCACAACGCCTGGAACGACAGACAACGAAATTACCACAACGAGCTGCGGCAAAATCGATTGCACCAATTGTGGCTGTGCCGATAGGTGGTGGTGCGATGATAGTGGCGTGGCCAAACGAAGGCCTAATACGCTCACAGTGACATTCCACGACGACGATGGTGTATGGCCCTGCATGGATGGAGTGACGCTGACGCTAATCAGGCCTGAGCAGAGCAGCCTTGTCAGGCCTGCCTACATGCTTGGCGCAATGGTCGAAGTGCCAGCATGCGCACCGAGCTTATTTAATTCGACATCGGGCGATCCTATTAGATTTAGATGCGACACCGCATGTGGTGGAGTGCCCGGATACCACGGAACGTCTGCCGGAGTTGCAAAAACATTGTGGATAACCAATTTTGATTTGTGGCCAAAAAGTTACGGATATGGCTACCGTGTTAGAACAACAGGTGGCTACGCAGCAACACCAATTTATAATAACTGCACTTGTGGCACTGAAACAATTAGCAAGAAAGCTACAGAGTTCGGTGTGTTTGCAGGCATTGGTACCTACATGCGATCAGGAGCAAATGGAGCCATCGGCACTATGTGCACCGTTCAAACAATGGCAGCGTTTGCTCAAAGGTGTGGTTATACAAACCCATTTGAATCTTATCCACTAGCTGGCAATTGTGTTTTTGATTCGTGCAGTCCAGTTAGTTATACGGGCAGCTTTACCGTAGCTGAATTTGTATCCTTTTTTGCTGTCGGAGCTGGAGAATTCTACACGCTTAATTATGGCGCTACCGCAGGATCAATCTACTACACGATCACGGAGTGACGATGTTTTTGCCGTGCAAGCATACAACTCCACGCGATGGCTGCCGGATCTGCTGGCTTAGTCAGAATGATGAGCGTTATGCCCAGCTCTGGTCTGCCGATGTAGGTGCCCGCAGGGTGACATATGCACCAGCTCCTGACAGATCTCCGGGCCTAAATCCTGACCAGCTCGAGATGCTCCGCAAGATCAAGCTTCACATGGCCTCGCCATGCCAGCATCTAGGCGAAGCGCTCGAGGCCAAGCCCTCATGTGGCTGCGGCGGCACATTGGCAATCCTGCACGTGTGTGGTAGACATGATCGCTGTAGGATATCATCGCGGGATCAGTCGCAGCGCAACTGCATAACATGCGATGACTACGAGCCGAGAGTACCAGATGCGAATTGACCTCACGATTGGCATGGCGACCTATGACGACCCTCAGGGTGTCTGGTGGACCCTATCCTCGCTGCGCATGCACCACCAGCTCGACGGTGTGGAGCTGCTGGTCGTCGATGATCACCCCGAGCCTAATCGTGGCGACATCCATCACGTCTGCGCTAATTCAAGAGCTCGATACGTTCATGCGCCCAAAGCCATGGGCCCAGCGCATGCGAAAAACTCCGTCTGGGAGCATGCGCAGGGCTCTCACGTCCTCGTCATCGACTGCCATGTGCTGCTTGTGCCTGGAGCGGTCGAGGCACTGGTAGCTGCTGCCCGCGCTGACGTGGTCGGGCGTGATATGTGGGTCGGCCCATTGCGCTCTGAGGCAGGCAATATCATCGCCACCGAGCTCAGCCCTGAGTTGCGCGGTGACTTTTTCGGCACGTGGCTAGTGGACTCGAGATACCCAGTCAGCGAGACACGCGAAGTGCACGCCCATGGCAGTGCTCTGTCGTTTATGCGTCGAGCCGACTGGCCGAAATTCTCGCAGCATTTCCGCGGCTTTGCTGGCGAGGAAGTTTATATCCACGACAAAGTACGTCACCATGGAGGCAAGGTGCTGTATCAGCCATGGCTAGGATGGTGCCATCGTTTCCCACGATTCGGTGCCGTTCCCTACAGCCTGACTCTCAACGACAAGCTACGCAACTACCTCATCGGCGCATATGAAATGGGCTGGAATATAACACAATTCAGAGAGTATTTTGGACGCAAGCTACCTCAAGCTCAGCGGCTTGAGGTTGAGCAGCAGGTGCTCGAGATCTACCCGCAAATATTCGACGGTCGGTACGACCATGTGCCAGCCGTCAAAACTCACGACTAGGAGTCAGTCATGGATGAGGTTAGCCGTTCGTTTGGACCCCATGTCTGGCTGCTCTATGTCGTGCTCTGTGGCGTGTCTGCCGCAGCATGGTGGCTGGCGCAGAATATTCTTATCCCGGTGCGAGATGATCACCGGGAGTTCCTTAAAGAATTGCGCGGGAGCATCAAGGACATCAGCTCGACACAGCATGACCTCGCCGACACGGCAACTGTCATCTCCGCAAAAATCGATACACTAGGGTGCAGACCGCAACCCCGCAACTCAGGGATAACACCACAATGATGCTAGCAGCGCTGCTCGTGATAGGTCAGCTTGTCGTACCTGCTGAGGTGCGTGGCGAGGTGGCCGAGTTTGTTACGGTGATCGCAACGACTGAGGGCAAGGTCGTCCGGTATGTTGCGCTCGATGCTGGCCTGCAAGTATTTCCGTCGAGCTTGTTGGCTAACCAGCGAGCGACAGTGGTCACCAGCGCACGACCCGGCAGGTATCGCCTCCTCGCATATACCAGCGTTGCCGATGTCCCTACCGAGCCGATGATCACAACCGTGATCATCGGCAGCTCGACTCCACCAGTACCACCGATTGACACGCTCGCTGATGCGCTCGGCGGTATCTATGGCGGATCGCAGGAGAAAGACAAGGCCACAACACTGGCGCGCCTTGTGACGCTCTATCGGGCAGCGCCTGCGACCATCCGGTCGCCGACGATCACGACCACCGAGCAGCTCTATGCCGCCATGGTCACGGCTCGCAAAAATGCTGGCATCGCTGACGCTGCCCTATCGCCCGTCAGAGAGCGTATCGCGGTCGAGTGGACCGCAGTCATGGGCGCAGACGATCGAGCCCTGACGCCTGAGCTACGAGACGCAGCAACCACATTATCTGCCCGCATCGTGTCAGCTCTGGAGACCATCCGATGAATAGCCAGTATGTGCCGGGATGGGTAGACGACCGGCAGGCAGTCGATGACATCGTTGCAACCTGCGTCGATGCGGACATCAGTAGTACGCCTATCGGCTCGACTCCTATCGAGGATCTGCCCGATCACGTTTATCTCTGGGATCTCGCTCGCAAAGCTACGGGTGCCCTGCTGCCTCCACGCAATCAGGGCAAGGTTGGCTCCTGCGTTGCGTTCGGGACTGCCCGCGCCATCGAGTACACCATGTGCGCCGAGATCGTGGCTGGCGAGTCTGAGCAGTACATACCGCTCGCAACTGAGCCGATCTACGGCGGTGCCCGCGTCGAGGTAGGCGGTGGCAGTATTCGCGGTGATGGTGCAATCGGCGCTAATGCCGCTGCTTGGGTGCGTGATTGGGGCGTGCTTGGCCGTGAGGAGTATCTGGGCATCGACCTGCGGGAATACTCAGAGTCTCGATGTCGTGAATACGGCAGCAAAGGTGTGCCGCTCGAGCTCGAGCAGATCGCCAAGATCCACCCGGTGCGAGCCGTCACGAGAGTGCGCACATGGATCGATGCGAAGAAAGCATTGGCCAACGGCTACGGCATAGCGATGTGCTCGTCGCAGGGATTCACGATGACTCGAGACACCAACGGCATCGCCATGGCCGCTGGCACGTGGCAGCACTGCATGTGCTTATGTGGTTATGCCACGATCACTGGCCGCGAGTATGGGCGCATCGATAACAGTTGGGGCGCATCGTCGCACACTGGCCCAGTAGGACCGGGCAGTCCTGGGCCCGAGGGATTCTATGCCTCGAGTAGCACAATCGAGGCGATGCTCAAGTCTGGCGACTGCTGGATATTTAGCAACGTCGAGGGATTCCCGACACGCAAGATCTCATGGATCATATAGGAGGCTGATATGGTCGAGCACATCGAGCGAGTACGACGACTGGCGCGCGGGCAGGAGGGCTGGTCTCAGCTCTGTCTGACCAGCGCAACTACAGTATTGAGCGAGGCGCTGGTCAAGGCACACACGCTCCAAGCCATCAAGGTAAAGCCGGGCCAAGCTATTCCCGATCCTAAACTGCTACGGGTGTGGGCTGAGGAGGTATGTGATGCCATTCTCGCCGATTCTGAGTATCCAGACGGTCACGGCTGGCGCATGCTGGCTGAGTACTGCAACGACCTGATTCGCACTCACGTGCTCGAGGCAGCCAATGTTTAACGCATTGTCTCGCTGGCTCGATCGCCTGCTGACATCGCCCGGCGTGGCAGATGTCTACGGCGGCACTCCTCGATCTCCGAGATGGTCAGCGGTAAGGCGCAAGCACCTCGAGCAGCAGCAGAAATGCGAAGCCTGCGACCGTGTCACCTCGCTCGAGGTACACCATGTGATGCCCTATCATCTGCATCCTGAGCTCGAGCTGGCACCCGGCAATCTCATGACGTTGTGCGAGGATTGCCATTTCATTTTTGGCCATTATTCAGACTGGCGCAGCCACAATCCGCTGGTGAGAGTCGATGCCGCAACATGGCTCGAGAGAGTACGATCACGACCACAGGGGTGAGTTATGCTGCCAAAGATCAGTTGCCTATGCCCAACATATGGCAGGCCTCGCCAGCTCGAGCATGCTATCGAGTCGTTTCTACGGCAGGATTACGCAGGCGAGAAAGAGCTGATAATCCTTAACGATTACGGCGATCAGACGCTGATCTACGATCACCCGCAGGTCAAGATCTACAACGTGTCAGATCAGATTCGCCCGCTCGGCGCAAAGTTCAACGCGACTGCATCGCTCGCCACCGGCGACTTATTAGCGATCTGGGAAGACGATGACATTTACCTGCCGTGGCGACTCAGCTACAGCGTCGAGCATCTTGACAGTAATCGCATCTACCACACGGCTAGTGCGTGGTTCGAGGAGGACACGCACAAGCTTACAGCAAGCCGCAATCTCTACCATTGCAACCTGATGATGAGTCGTGAAGTATTTGACTCAATCGGCAGATACAGCGAGGTGAGAGATAGTGGATCAATAGACGTTCTGTTATTTGATGAGTTGCGCAAGAAATACGGCACCATCACGCAGGAGATCGAGGACAAGGATCGGTTCTATATTTATCGTTGGGGCACCAGCGGGGGCTATCATGCCAGCGGCTGGAGTACCAACATCGTCAGCGAGATGGCTGCTAATCATCTGCGACTGCACAACACCACACGCGGCATCGTCGAGCTCACGCCGCACTGGCCGTACGAGTACACGGACTACCTTCCGGTGCAGAGATGACCATCATGTCGATACTGACCGAGTATGCCCGTGTACGGGACACGCCGAGCGACATCAACCAGCATCTCAGCATCCTGCGCGACTATGCCTGGAATCAGGAGCACATCACCGAGATGGGCGTGCGTGGCGTGATCTCCACGTGGGCTCTGCTGGCGGGGCTGCCTCAGCGCATGATCAGCTATGACATCGTGCATGTGGACACGAGCCTAGTAGCTGAGCACGCGGCATCTGCTGGCATCGAGTATGAGTTTCGCCGGGCCGATGTGCTGACGATGAGTGTGATGGAGGAGACCGATCTGCTATTTATTGACACGTTGCACACCTATGCTCAGCTCCGCGGCGAGCTCGCAAAACACGCCGATCGCATAAGAAAAAATGGCGTGATTATCTTACATGACACCGTGACCTATGGTCATCAGGATGAGCCTATCTACCCTCATGCCTCGCCACTGGCTAGGCCGACCTATGCTGGCAAGGCAGGGCTCCTGATGGCTATTGACGAGTTCATCGATGCCAATAATAAATGGCGGATCGAGCTGATCCGCCAGAACAACAATGGTCTTACCGTGCTGCGTCGAGACTAGGTATCTAGGAGATTCTGCGTCTCGGTATCCATGACTTCGCAGTGTAAGTCGTAGAGCGTGAGCATCTCATGCGCAAGGCTGAGCGCCTCCTCTTTGTCTGCCATGGTCGTGATGGTGGTGTATCGACCCTCGCCCTTGGTCTCGAGACTAGGTACCAGTAGAGCATAACGATGCTCATGCTCAGTGCCGTCATCCATCGAATAACGAAATAACCGATTGAGTAGCCTCCTGATTTCCTTCTGGTATGCGCTGATCTGCTTGTGAAGCACATCAACGACATCGATGCCCTTGTTGATTTGGCCAATGTGGCGCTCTAGTTTCATGACTCGCTGCTGCGACTCGATCAGTAGCTGTAGGTGCGTCATCTGCTGCCCTCGTAGGTATCGATTAGCATATTGATGCACTGCACCGATTTGCGCAGATCCTCGATGCCATTCTTCTCGGTGTGCCGCCACAGATACTTGGCCGCACATCCTGCTAGGTAGGATCGGTAACCAGCAAGGCCAAGGCCTGCCCGCTGCGCGGCAGCACAGTCGATGTTGCTGCCGTCTCGAGGTCGATAGTGATCAGGGCTAATCGGATCGCTCATCTAGGTACTCCTTGACCCACTCGTAGATTAAGTGCTTGGTATCTTGCATCGCATCAGACACGCTCTCAAGCTCGGCCTTGAGTTCTTTCATTTTGCGATACCAATTTACGTCCATGCTCATGATGTCCTCCTCAGCCTAGGATCTCACGTAACAGCCAGACGCACCAATAGAGAGTCCAGCCAAGGGCCGCGGCGAGCAGCCCTACGCCACACCATGCAAGCGTCTCGTCGTATCGTGTCGGTGGTGAGCGCTCATCCATCATCGGTACCTCACACACGCATACCAGCCGTTTCGCCCCCTGCTCACCGCAATCTCGATCGGTGTGCGCTGCCCGTAGTAGCAGCAATTGCGGATCGCCTGCTGCGCACTGGCTGAGGAGAACCCGACGCCCTCGTAACGATAGCTGCCGCCACGATGCGCCATGCGTCCCTGGGCCGCGCTCATGTTTGCGCTCTGCTGAGCTGACTGGCCAAACAATAAAATCGAGCAAATAGCGTAGATCATCCTAGTGCCTCACGAGCCCAATCTTGAATCATCTCCGTGCCCATTGCGCGGAGAGTGCAGTTTTTCCTGATGGCTGCCCGCAGTCGAGCAGCAGCCTCAGCCTCATCGAGCAGCCACTGGATGTCCAGCTCGGTCAGCTCTTCGCCAGCGACAAAAGCCTTGTTGATATTCTGCCAGATGCTCATTGATTGATCCTCACGCCGTCATAGCACGTCTCGCAATAAGGCCTCATATTGCCACCGATGTCTGGCAGTCTTCCACGCATCAGGGGCAGAGTACCACCACCTCGCGCCAATGTCACTAGGCTAGCGCTCATGGCAGTGCCACACCGGGCACAATCGAGCAACTTGGTGTGCAGTGGCACATGCCATATCCGCCCGTCATTGCCCCGCACCTTAGTCGTTATCGGTAGAATCTGCATTCCATTTCTCCATTGTCAGGATCATCTCGATCCATGCCATCTCGATCGCCCAGGCATCGCACATCACTGCATTGCTCATCTGTCGTATCCTCCCTGCCAATGGCCCAAGTCCGTGAGACATGCTCAGGCCAAAACAAAATAGGCTCTCCTGCCTTAGCTGTGCGGTTGAGCTGTGTGCTCAGCTCGCGGGCAACCTCCTCCGTGAGGTTGCTAATCATGGCCCACTGGCGACCACGATGATCGACCATTACTTGCCATAGAGGGGGCATTCAAATACCTACCTACCATGTATTTGGATATGATGATTGCGACACAAAATCATAAGATCTTCCGGCAATTCTTTGCCATACCGATGGTATGTCAAATGATGCGCGTCAAGATCAAGGCAGGACGCGCAACGATTGCCCAGATCGTCAATATGCTCACACATGTGCCGCGCTCTTGTCATCGCCATCGATCTGGCTATCTGGCAGGTCTCTGACGTAAACTCCTGGTGCTTCATGTGGCATTCTTTTCCTATATCGACTGCGTTTAAGTAAAGCTGAAATAGTACCATTAGACCAATATCCCGCATGGCGTTTTTTAGGATTTTCCATTTTTTCTATTATTTGCTTTGGAATTGAAGATTCAATTAAATTACGAGCTATCTTATAGCTTACGTATCCATTGTTATCCAAATAAGTTTGAATTAGTTTTCTGCAAATATGCCACATGTTATAAAGCCTCCAAATTATTTTTGTATGTTTTCAACGCGTCTATTAATTTTTCACTGTCTTTGATAACCGCTTGTTTTTCTTGGCCATTAAATGGGACATTATAAGTCAATACTCTAAACAGGTCACCAAATATTTTTCTTAAAAATGTTTGATTTGCCTGATGTGTTCTTTCAGCAACTGCCATTTTCCTGTTGTTTTCATCAAGGCCCGCCGCGTTTTGCAAAGCTGATATAATTATGCTTGGAGCATTGTCCGCATTATTTTTAAGCACTTCAACAATTTTTGCACTTGCTGCATAATCTTTAGCCGCAGTAAGAGCTTGAACTATTTTAACTTTGTGCTCAGGTTCACATCGTTTCATAATTGCTTGCACAGATTGAATTTCATTATTTGCTATTCCATCTACTAATCTTTGCGCCACTGGCGTGGTAGTTTGACACACCAAGTCATGTAATACTTCTTTCTTTGCCAAAATATTAATTGTTGCTCTGCGACAAGAAGCCTCGGTAATTTTAAATTTCTTTAATGTTTCTTCAATCACCTCGTTTCTATTTCCATTTTGAGTAATCAAAGCAAACATTTCGGTAGCGCAAAGCTGTTGAGCAACTTTTCTTTTAGCTTTTTCCTCGGCATCTCTACCAGCTCTTTCGCCATTCATTTCATTAATCAAATTGGAAAGACGTAGGCCATTAAGCCAAATATTCTGTTCATTAATACATTCAATAACGTATGCAACAAATGAAGTCTTGCCAGATAATTTATAAGCTTCAAGTCTATGACGACCATCACAAGCTATATATTTATTGTTTACAAAGAATAAAACGACAGCAGGTAAAGGAACATCATCATTTTTTATAGTTTCTAGCATTAATGCCACATAATCGTTGTTTACAATATTTTCACCTTCAAGATTTCTTGTTTGAAATCTGTTGACATCAATTTGCCTGATAATTGAGCTTGGCAATTCAGTCAACTTAAAATTAAACTTTTCATCAAGCAGCAATTGCTCAACTTGTGGATTTCGATACGCATAGAAAGGCAAAGTAAACAAATCATTAGTATCCATTGCAGGCTCCTCTAAACTCCCTCAAACAACCGCAAACCGCGGCATCTCACGCCCCACCTCCGACAGTGGGCTAGTGTCCAATCACACACGTGAGAGCGATAGGTGACCGGGTACCTACCGCACCCCCGAAGCCCCGGCGCAGAACTTGGCTTAATGCGCCGCCGGTCCTAGGGGATTTAAACGATGGCCATGGATGACAGTTCAACGGCAGCATGCCCGCAGAAAATCCCTGCTACAACGAGCAGCAAGGGCCATGGCCATCGTGGCTCAAATGACCTCGCGCCAGCTCTGCGAATTGACCTTGCGAGTCACAATCCGCAGCGTGCAGTGGGTCTCGTGATAGTTCTGCCAGTCCGCGCGCAGGGCAGGATCTGACATCTGCACTGGGGTGTTGGGCCGGTGCGTCACCAAGATCTTGCGTGAGTCGAGCCCCCGCTCACGTAGCCATGCGGAGTAGAGCTGGGCAAATGTGATGGGCCAGTGATCGACGACCGCGGTATCCTCATCGAGCATCACGCCGGTTTCCGCGCACTCTGGTGCCCGTAGGAGCGACGATCGGCGGAACTCGATGATCTGGCCATGTATCGCAGATCGAGCCCCTAGGCGCCCCCAATCGACACTAGCAAAGCCCCTGCAAGCCTTGACCCAACCGACAAGGCACGGCTCGACTGACTGGCGCAGGATCTCGACGTGGTTCTTGCTGCGCCTAAACACCGAGTGCTCATGGATGACTCGGTAGCCCGTCACGTCAGACGTGATCTCCTCACCATCGGGATGCTGAGAGACCAGGAGCGACGTGAACTCAGCAGCGTGCTCAGGGCTGACCTCCTGCCCATGGATGTAGCTCTGGACGATGGCGCTGTAGTGCGCAAAGAGGGCAGCTCGATTAGGGAACAGACGCTCGCCAACCATGATTGGAATTCTGCTAGACAAAGATATACTCCTAAAGAAAGATAACTATAATATAATATAATATTAAATATATATTATTATTATATTATATTGTTTCCTGTTTCACCTATTTCCAACTTCACCAGATTCATTGCCAGTATTGTTTTAATACTCTCTGGGTATTTATCTAATAGTGGCCGTGAATCTGTGAACTTGGTTGCCATGGCACTTAACCCCTAACTACCACGGCAGATATAGCGAGTCGGCCTCTTGCCGTTAGTTCCAACTTCACCTTGAACTAGCTCAACTTCATGTGATGTCACCAGTGAATTCAGGATTTCATCACGCTCCGCGGGCCTCAATGCCTGCGTGGCTCTGGTCAGTTCGCTACGTAGCATGCCCTTAGTACCAGCTCGACGCAGGGCACGCAGTACACGCAGACGCTTAGCATCGAAGGCACCATCGGCCACCCATGACCGAGCCAGCCACACCAGACGAGCCGTGAGGTACTGGCTGAGACCTGCTCCCCATGATGCCGCCTCCTCATCGATGACCAGCTCCCTACTGTGCTCTGCCCTAGAGCAGGCATAAAGCAAAGCGAGCTTGTGGGCCTTCTCTGATGCTCGAGTCCAAAGGCTGCCGACATCGTGCGTCTCTGCTTCCATCTGGTCATCGCACACCGTGTCAAATGAGTCCAGTAGGGCCGCGGCATCGTCAGTCGTGGGCACGACCAGCGGCTTGGGTGTGAGGTAGTTAAGGTTGCCTGCGGTGATATGCCCCGTAAATGTGACCCAGCGCTTGCAACGCTCGACCAGATCGGCTGGCACATCACTGGGCCGCACCTTGCGTTTGCGCACCTGGGCGGACTCGAACAGCAACATGCGAGAGAGAAAGCCGTCCGTGATACTCTCGCTGGTCAGACCTGCGAACAGATTGCCGGGCACTGTCGTGCCATAGAGCACGCAGTTAGGCTGAGATATCTCTGATCGCTTAGTGACGTCTGCGTAGTCCTCGCCGACAAACACATTGCCCGCACTGCTGTACAACCGCATCAGCACCGTGATGATGCCAGCAAGGTGAGGGGCTGAGACTGCTCCACTGATTGACCGCAGCCATCTGCCGATCTCATCGATCGCATAAAGTCGTGATGGCTGAGAGACGAGAGCGTTGACAAGCCCCGTATGACTAGCGATGCCCTCACCGAGTAGATGGATGCCGCCACACTCGGCCAATATCGTTTTGATGGCTTGGCGGGCAGCCTCTTTGCCTGCGCCTGATGGTGCCACACCAATCACATACACGTTGGGCCTCGAGCCATGAGCATCTCGCACCTTGCGACCACAGAGCACAGACATGAGACAGATCGACGCACCAAGGGCAAGCACTGGCTGAGGTCGATGGCTGATCGAGTCGATGTACCTCATGACATCACCGATGATGCCCGGGACATGGAGCAGATGATCAGGCATTGGACCCGGATCACCGGGCACCGATACTTCGACCGTGCATGCCTCCGCAGCATCCTGCGCCGCGTGATCCTCCGCAAATGCCACCCATGTCTGATCTGGCTCGTATCTCGCAATCTTGCGAGCGATGTCATCGACCTCCTGCTCGTCGAGCGGGGGCTGACATCGATCACGATTGATTTGCCGCAGGGCTGCCGTGATCTCCGCACGACTCATGCCCACTCGACGCATCGAGCCAGCCAGTCGAGCCAGTGCCTCGTTGCGTGATCCCTCTGGCAGTGGATTAGCGTCCCCATCGCCAGCTACAGCAGACACGGCTCGAGAGATGCGACCTGCCGCCAGCCCGTCGAGCAGATCAGCCAGCCATGGTGGAGGCACAGGCAACTGGGCACGGGGCAGATCCAGCTCGCACCCAGGCACCCATCGGTATGCACCACCGGGCAGAACACTGGGCTCAGCACAAATGTAGCCACCCCATCCTCGAGTATCGACTGAGTCTGCAAGCCTGCCAGCACTCGAACGCCATGACTTGCCGTCTGGCTGCCTATAGACATGATGCCGACCGCCTCGAGGAGTCATGCTTGTCGCCGCGCTAGCCAGTTGCGCACCGAGCTCGCCATCGTGGGGCCAGCCGTTGTCGCTGCCGTCGATGTCGATCACGATCAGATCATCTGTCGATATGCCGATGTTTGCTCGTGGCGCAGCCTGCCACCATGCCTCGATCTGCGCAACGTCAGTAGTGGCAGCATTGCGACCATTGGTCACCATGGGCACCTTGCGACCCGGTGCGCAGGGAAACACGGCATATCCTAGCTGCGCATACCGCAGGGCTGCGCTCATCAGAGACTCGCTCATCATCACCTCGTGTGTATTGTCCCGGTTGTCATCATGACTCCGCCGGGAGCGGTTGTGTGCGTGAGCACGCACTTTAGAAGGCCGACTCGTCCGCACCAGATGCCGCGACGGCAGGATGATATGCCCGCACCTCATTGCGCATGCCTGCGCTGCCGAGAGCAGGTACCTGCGTCACCGTCACTACCATGGGCCGCCCATGGAGATTGCTCGAGTCGTCCGGTGTGAGCACACCAACGGCTCGACAGATTGCGCTCAGCTCTGCCTGAGCAAGCTTAACCGCCTGCGGATTAGGATTGTCGAGATTCAATCGCACCCATAGCTGCCGTCGTTCATAGCTGCCCTCGACTACCCGCAGCACCAGCTCGAGGTATGAGCCGTTGCCTGCCTTGGTAGTTTTTTGCTGGCTATCCGTAATCTCGACCGTGTAGTCACCCGGAGGCAGTGCGCCGAGTTTCTCTTGCGTTGGCTGATGCTTAGCCGCGTCAAATCCTGTTAGCTTCATTTTGAGACTCCTTTCAAGAGAACTAGTAAATGATCTTCAATCTCAGCTACCTGCGCTGCTGTCAATCCCTCAGATACCTTTAGTGTCTTGATAGCGTAATCCTCACGCACCAGATCCCAATAGTTAGCACCTACCACACCAGCAGCAGTGGCTTGGCGATAGAGCGACAAGATGCGCTCGAGGGCTGCTTTAGTGGGCAGCTCTGGTGGTGTCGCAGCCGCTTCGACAACCTCCTGCACGAATGTGGTGATCTGCGGAGCCTTGGCCTTGCCTTTGCTGACTGGCGCTGCCTCCTCCATCTCTTCAGCAGGTGTAGTGCTCAGATCCGCGTCAAGTAAGGGCACGATCCACGCAAGGGCTGATCGGCATGCCCGTGATGTCGCCCGAGTCTGTGCCATGCCTCGCCGCGCGTAGCGCGGGCGATTCTGCCACATCGGCTCATCGGTACCCACAAATCCTTCCGAGCTAGCAACCGTCTCGCCATCGCTTAGCCTGATGAGATCGCATACGGCTCGAATGTCTCCGTTCTGCATCTCCTCGACCATCGAGATGCGAGGGCTCAGCCCATTAGCCGCAGCCAATGCTTGCCACCCCTCCGCTCTGATATATTTCTTGCCCCTTAGATCCATCGTCGTGCTGAGCACTATCTGTCGGCAGGCTGCTGCTACTGCTGCCCCCCTGCCCATCACTCCCGCAGGAGCCTCCTGCTCTGCCAATACCACACTCATGATTAAACTCCCCTATATCGGTAAAAAAAGCTTCAGACCTCGAGACCCGAATTGATTGGGCACCTGAGACTGCGATACGACCGCGATCACCAGCGTGCCCTATGTATGTGATTACTGCCAAGGTCACCATCTTGCCCTCGAACTCAGTCGATAGGACAATGTGCTCACCGGCACGTCGAGTTAATACAAGGGCCATTACTTGCCTCGCATCTTGGCAAGGGCCACCTGGGCACGTTTGATCTTCAGCTCATTAGCCTTGACCTGTGCCAGAAGCTTGCCCTGCCGCACAGTGACGCAGTCGATAAGGCACTGCACATCGATATGCCAGTCCTGCCGTGCGCCGACCTGTTTGCCCTTGAGCTGATCATTCTCGAGTAGGTATCGCACCCATCGAGCAGAGCAGCCCAGCATTGTCGCCGCCTGCGATACCGTTACATGTTTTGCAGATTTAGCCATATCCTATCTCCTATAAAACGAGTGATGGGGCCACACACACGGAGCCACAAATCCTCGATGTGCACGCGCACAACGAGACAACCCCATCACTCGTGATCGATTGAAAAAAACGCGAGCAGCGAGACCGCACAAAGAAGTCGATGTCCACATTTCCCTCGCCGCTGATACGTTGTGAGGGTTCTCTTTGCATCACAACGCTCGTTGGTATCAGGACGACCCCGCTGCCCGTGTACGTGTCAGTCGCAAATCACTACTGAGTTCACGAGAAATATAGTACGGGTCTGGAACTATGTCAATAAGTTCCTTATCGGTTTAGGAATATTGTTCCTGAAGTGCTGCCGCTGTTTACAGTTATAGCTCCAGAAATTTGCACGCCTGAGCATCCGATTGTGCTTGTCAAGATCAAGATTGCGAGAAACAATAGTAAACATCTCATCTCACCGTCTCCAAATCGGTGGCATCATGCCAGCCGTGGTATCATGATCGACATCATGGAGGACTCACTGCATGAGTACACGCGATGCCGCACGGATTCTTGGCGTTTCTGATCGATACATTCGGACCCTGATCGAGCAGGGCAAGCTTAGGGTCGTAGGGCAGACTGGCAGACATGATGTATGTGATCGTGACGTGGCCCGGCTGCTCCGCGATCGTGAGCGTGCACGATGAGTACAT